CAGTTAAAAACTATTTTCAAAATGGTGGACAAACAGCTTTAGTAACTAGAATTGTATCTGGAACTTATTCAGGAGCATTAAGTACAAAAGTAGGAAGTGGAAGAACAGAAATTGCAGGAACATATGCAACGGCAAGTGTAACATTAAGTGGATTAGGTGCAGCTGATACAGGATCTTTTTCTACAGTTACAATTTCAGATACTGCAGGAAACTTTTACTACTTCACTGCTTACACAGGTAATGGGGATTTTACCTACTACAATCCAGCGGGAAACTATGGATATTTTAGTCCAAATGCAGGAACTTCACCATATACGATAGGTCAGTGGACAGCATCATTAGCTAGTTTAATAAACAATTCTGCAACCGAAACAGGACTTACATTTGTTACAGGAGGTACAAACTTAGTAATTTCTAGTTCAGCAACAGGTACAGCTCAAAATGGAACTAGACTGTTTACTGCTACCTATAATGGACAAACAACAGGTTTTGCAGGTGCAAAAGCAACTTTAGGTGGAGGAACAGCAAATAGCACTTCAACAACTTTTGTTTTACAAACATTAGGAAAAGGAACAATCTATAACAATTCAACAGCAGTAGGAGATTCAGGAGCTGAAAATAGTGATGGATCATTAGTATCAGGATCTACAGACAATGTAAGATGGGAAGTATCAAATGTTAACAATGCATTAGGTACATTTACATTAACAGTTAGAAGTGGAGATGATAGTACAAATAATAAGACAGTTCTAGAAACATTTAACGTAAACCTTGACCCTTTCTCAGACAGCTATATTGAAAAGATAATAGGTAACCAATACACTACTGTAAGTACCGATACAACATCAGGAGTATCATTTAACACACAAGTAGGTGAATATCCAAATGCATCAAACTACGTTAGAGTATCTACAGTGAACTTTACAACTCCTAACTATTTAGGGACTGATGGAGTAACAGTAGGAAAAGACGGAAGCACATCTTACTCAGCATCACTACCAACAGTTAGCTCAGGATCATTTTACGGAGGATTAGGAGCAGTTAAAGCAGGAGCTAAATTCTTTGCAGATATTGCAAACTCAGGAGAGTCACAAGGATTAGTAGCAGCTAACTACACAACAGCATTATCGTTACTTGCAAATAAAGATGAATACCAATTCAACATAGTATCAGCACCAGGTTTAATTTACAAAAACAGTACATTTACTTCTACAGTAAACTCTTTCATATCTTTAGCAGAATCAAGAGGAGATTGTATAGCAGTAGTAGATTTAGTAGGATTGTCTGAACCAGCGATCACAAACGTAACAGCACAAGCAGTTACATTAAATAGTTCTTATGCAGCAACTTACTGGCCTTGGTTACAAATCAAATCAGCTACAGGTAGAAATGAATGGTCACCAGCAGGAACAGTAATTCCAGGAGTATATGCATTCACAGATGCTTCATCAGCACCATGGTTTGCACCAGCAGGATTAGTAAGAGGTGGAATTGGAGGAGTAATCCAAGCAGAAAGAAAATTAACTAAAGGTGATAGAGATACTCTTTACTCAGCTAAAGTTAATCCAATTGCAACATTCCCAGGTTCAGGTATTTCAGTATTCGGACAAAAAACTTTACAAACTAAAGCATCAGCATTAGATAGAGTAAACGTAAGAAGATTACTAATTGAACTTAAGAAATTTATTGGTGATCAAGCGAAAAACTTGGTATTCGAACAAAATACTATAGCAACTAGAAACAAGTTCTTAGCAACGGTAAATCCTTACTTAGAATCAGTGGTACAACGTCAGGGACTATATGCTTACAGAGTTGTAATGGATGATACCAACAATACAGCAGATGTAGTTGATAGAAATCAATTAGTAGGTCAAGTATTTATTCAACCAGCCAAAACAATTGAATTTGTAGTATTAGACTTTACGATCGAACCAACTGGAGCTACATTCGCATAATTTATAAACGTAGATATTTATAATAAAATAAATAAAATAAAATGGCAGTATTAGATCCAAACGAAATAATGTTCAGAGCCTTCGAACCAATGGTTCAACACAGGTTTGTAATGTATATAGACAACATTCCAGCATTCATGATTAAAAACGTGAAAGCTCCCAACTTCACAGATTCAGAGATCAAACTCGATCACATTAACTCTTACAGAAAAATAAGAGGAAAAAGAAACTGGGAGAATATGGATATGACTTTATACTCACCAATCACACCTTCAGGAGCACAAGCAGTAATGGAATGGGCTCGTCTAGGATACGAATCAGTAACAGGTAGAGCTGGATACTCAGATTTCTATAAGAAAGATTTAACTTTAAACATTCTAGGTCCTGTAGGAGATATTGTAGGGGAATGGATTATTAAAGGAGCTTTCTTAACAAAAGGAGATTTTGGACAATTCGACTGGACCAATAGTGATAGTGTGATAGAAATAGGAATTTCAATTGCAATGGATTATTGTGTATTAAATTACTAATAGCATTCAAATAAAAGTAACAAGCCTGGCAAACGTCAGGCTTTGTTGTTTTAAAAAGTTTTTATAGTTATATTTATATATAGAAAAAGTTACTAACAAATAAAATTTATGGAACAAAAGCAAAAATTTCCTACCGAAATGGTAGAATTACCATCAAAAGGATTATTATATCCAAAAGATTCTGCACTAGCAGAAGGAAAGATCGAGATGAAATATATGACAGCTCGTGAGGAGGATATCCTAACCAATCAAAATTATATCCAACAAGGAACCGTTATTGATAAGCTACTTCAATCTCTTATTGTGACTCCAATTAATTATGCAGATCTTTTAGTAGGAGATAAGAATGCAATCTTAATTGCTTCTCGAGTATTAGGATATGGAAAAGATTACGAATTTGACTATAAAGGAGAAAAAGAGACAGTAGATCTCTCAGAAATAAAAAATAAAGATATTGATTATTCCTTATTAGAAAAAGGAAAAAATGAATTTACATTTACTACACCATCTACAGGAACAGATATTACTTTTAAACTACTTACTCATGGAGACGAAACATCGATTAACCAAGAAGTAAAAGGACTAAAAAAACTACACAAAGACTCCTCAGCAGAACTATCTACAAGATTAAAACGAATGATAACTTCAGTAGAAGGGAATCCAGAGACTAAAGTAATTAGAGATTTTGTTGATAATTTTCTACTTGCAAGAGATTCAAGAGCTTTAAGAGAATACATAAAAACAATCCAACCAGATGTAGATTTAAGATTCTTCCCAGAAGACGGACCAGAAGGAGGGGTTGATATTCCTATTGGGGTTACATTTCTTTGGCCTGACGCCGGAGTATAGAGCAGCACTTTTTGCTCAACTTCACGATATAGTATTTCATGGTAATGGAGGATATTCGTTTGAAACAATATATGAATTTCCTATATGGCTAAGAAGATTTACTCATCGAAGTCTAATAGAGCATTTCGAAAAACAAAATAAAGCACAACAACAACAATCAGGACAAGGCAATCTATTGCAAAATGGACACATTAAAGCACCTGATTATAGCACAAAAGCTTCTAGATAATAGAAGCTTTGCCTATTTATAATAAACTATTAAATACAATGGCAGTACCATTAAGTAACCCCAACCTTACCCCACAGCAGCTTGCAGAGTTCCAAAGGCTCGAAAAACTATTACAAAAAGTTAATAAGAACGCAGATATATTTGCCGACCTTCTAAATAAGGCTGGTGGTAACACTACTAAGATAACCCAGGAGTTGAACGCTATGGAGGGCTATGTTGACGGCTTAAATACTGCAACAAAACGGTTTAATACAAGTTTAACTGAAAGTTTAGATTTAGCACAAGGTATAGTTGATGCATTAAAAAAGCAAGAAGGAGCTATTAAAAGAGCTACAAAAGCTATGTCGAGTATTGTTAGTTTAGGACAACAATTAGTTTATGAAGATCAAAAGCTAGATGCACTAGGCGAAAGGCAGTTACAAAAAATGGCAAAAGAAGCAAAGCTTCGTCAAGAACAGTTAGCAGATCAAGTAGAAACAATAGCACAGACAAGAAATAGGGCTGGCATACTAAATAAGATAGTTCAAAAAGAAGCAGAATTTAACAGTTTGGAAGCAAAAGGGCTCGAAAACTTAGATAAAGCTGAAAGGAAGCGACATCAGATTTTAGAAAATGAATTAGATATACTAAAAGCCTACACAGACTCGCTCAAACCATATCAAGAGATTGTTAGAGAAGTGGAAAAAAGGTATAAGTTAGAAAAGGAAGTAACTAAGACTTTTGGACTAACAGGAGTAGCTCTATCAGCAGCATCCACAATAGCTTCTAAAATGTCAATGGGACATATCTCAGATCAACTAGAAGATATAAACAATAAGCTTCGATATGAAATGCGAGAAGCTATTAAATTAAATAGTGATAAGGCATTAGGGTTTGGCCAAAGATTTATGTTTGCAGCGAAGGGAGCAATGCTAACAGGAAAAGCCATAGGAAAGGGAATGTTAGATCCTCTTTACTTAATGGGTAAAATTTACAATGCATTCCTAGATGTAAATAAAGAAAGTGTCGAACTTTCAAGACTTTCAGGTCAAAATGGTGATGCAATGGCAGGAGCCAACTTTGCCTTAGCAGACACAGTGGATGTTCTTAAAGTAGCAGGAGAACTAACAAAACAAATGGGATTAAATGCCCAAAATGTATTTAGTCCCAAGGTAATGGCAGGTGCTGCAGAGTTAAAAAATACAATGGGACTTTCAGCTGAAGAAGCTGGAGGACTAGCATTGATGGCACAAACTGGAGGTAAAGACATTAAAGATATGTCTACTAGTATGGTCTCTGTAGTTAGTAATTTTAATAAATCAAACAGATCAGCAGTTAGCCAAGGAGTAGCACTTAGAGAAGCAGCAGGCGCATCAGATAGTATGAAAATCTCACTAGGCAACAGTGGGGAAGCTTTAGCCAAAGCAGCAGCTTCTGCTACAAGGCTTGGGTTGACGCTAAAAGATATGGAGAGTATTTCAGACTCACTAGTAGATTTTCAATCATCAATTTCAAACGAGCTAGAAGCAGAACTACTAACAGGTAAGGATCTTAATTTAGAGAAAGCTAGAGAACTTGCATTAAGCAATGATATAGCAGGAGTAGGTAATGAAATATTTAAAAATTCATCTGACGTTGCAGAATATGGAAAGATGAACAGAATTCAGCAAGAAGCATATGCTAAAGCACTAGGTCTGACAAAGGATCAGATGGCAAAAGTAGCATATAATAAAGCTCTTGACTTAAAAATGAGTGAGGAGGAAGCCGCAAAAGCTGCAGGAGTAGAGGCTTCAGATATGAGAAGAATGGCTGTTCAAGAAAAAATGGCAAAGGTAATGGATAAAATCTTTCAAGCATTTGCTCCTATACTAGATGTTATAGAGTTAATTGTTGATGCAATTGCACCACTGCTTCAAATTGTAGGAGGAATAGTAGGATTTGTTGCAAAACTCTTAAGCAACGTATACATATTATATCCAGCAGTGCTATTACTTACAGCAGCATTTGCAGGAAAGGCAGTAGCATCTTTCTTCGGTACAGCCATAAAAGGTACAAGAGATCTACTTGCTTCGACAAAAGAACTACTTTCAGGTGGCATTGGTCAAAAATTATCAAAATTTGGAAGTAGTTTAGGAGAAGCTTTTAGTCAAGCAAAGAGTGGAGGAGCTGGAGATATGGTTAAATCTAAATCAGGTAAATTATACAGTAAAGACTCTCCGCAAGGAAAAATGATTACCAACTTATCAGGAAAAACTGACAAAGCAGAAGACTTAGCAAATAAAGTAACAGGTGGTGGAGAGGAAGTGGCAAAACCAGCAAAAGGTGGAGTTAGAAAAGGTTTACAAGATCTTGCAGCCGGACTAAAATCAATGGGAAATAAAGGTGTAATACAAGGTATAGGTAACTTGGCTTTAGCAGGACCTGCCATGGTAGTAGCCGTAGCATCTATACCATTTCTACTTACGATAGCAGCAATAGGAATACCAGCAGGAGCAGGACTAAAAGGACTAGCGTCAGGACTAAAAGCATTAGGAAAAGCAGGAGCAGGGGCATTAGAAGGAATTGGAATATTAGCTCTATTTGGAGTTGCATTAATTCCATTTACATACGCATTATCATTACTATCGCCACTTATTGAGTCTTTCGGAAAAGCAATTAAATCAACTTTTGAAGGAATTGGAGCACTTATACAATCAGCTGCAATTGGATTTGCAACACTTATGGGAGCGTTGACGATAGAAAATATAGGACCAATGCTATTACTAGGACCAGCTCTATTTGGAATAGCAGCAGGACTTGCAGCAATAGCAATTGCAGGACCACTAGCAATACCTTCTTTAATAGCTATAGCAGGTGTAGGAGCAGTAGTAGGAGGGGTAGCGTCACTATTTGGGGCAGGAGAGAGTAAGTCAGCAGGAGAAGCAAAAGGAAAATCAGATGAAGGATCACTTGCAGCAGTAGAGAAAAAACTAGATAGTTTAATTTTAGCAGTTAAAGCAGGAGGAAATGTATACATGGATTCAAACAAAGTAGGTAGAGCGCAAGTTCTAGGAAGTTACAAATTGGCATAAACAAGCTATTTATAATAAACATAAAAACAATATAAAATGGGATTATTAAATTTACTACCAACATCTAATTTAGGATTAGACGGAGCAACACCAGCATTAATACCAAGTGCATTACCTGGATCAACTCTACACAACATTTACTCTATCACAGGAAACCCAGCTCAAACACAAACACAACCAGCTCCTTCTGTATTAGATATAAATGGAGTACCACCAACAATTTCACCAACTGGACAATTGCTACCTTACAAAGACCACTTACCAGGTTAATAAAAAACACATATGCCAAACGGATTAATCACACTGCATACAGACCTTAAAAGTCTGAAGTATGGGACCATGCCTCTTGGAAGTGATAAGCCGTATGTTACAAAAAACATAGGACAAGCACCAGGAAGCCAAATAGGATCAGAGATTTCACATCGCATTGACGATGTCTCACGTATTGCCCAAATGCTTGTAGATAAACCAGGTATTAAGTACTTACTTCATGAGGCTGAGTTGCAGCAAATTGGAGTAGGACAGAGAATCAAAAAAGCACAAAAGGGAGGAAAATCTTTAGTTGGAGCAGTTTTAGGGCAAATTGGAAATACTTTAATAGGTACAGCTAAAATTGCAGCTTCCACATTAGCACAAGTTCCTGTAAATGGAACAGGTACTCACTTCCTAAAAGGATTTAGAACAGATACGTACTTATCAGACGGAAAAACTCATAGTGGATTTGCTGCATTTTTTGGAGCAGGAGGAGTTGAAGGAGCGCAATATGCTCTAAATGGAAAAACAGTACCAAATACAATAAACAACGACTACGAAAATTTTGGAGAAACTTCCAAGATTACAGGAAAATTTAACCCAGCACCGAGCTTATTTGATTACAATGCGAAGGTAGATAGTAACTTAAATGAAGTAGCAAATGTTCAAAAACCAGAATGGGCAAGCAAACAATTTTATAATAGCACTTTATCATCAAAGGGAAAGGTAGTTCCTTTAGGTAAAACAGAAATTAGACCAGTCCAAGCACGAAATGCGGACACAATGGATGGAGTATTAACAGACTTTGAAAAAAGAGGAGAATTAACATTCTTATCAGGCTTCAATACACCATTCCAGCAGCCATCAATAGAAACAACTGCAACTCCAAATTTGTCAAATGCTAATCCCAAGCAGAATTTAATAAAGAGTATACCACATACAGGTTCTATAGCCGGAGATGTTAATCCAGACTCATCAACCAATATACCAAGTGCATCTTATTCCTATGAAAAAACCTATACAGGAAAAGAAGCAAGTACTTCAATAACCAATGCACAAACTGGAGCACCTATACCAACACAGTTTACAAGAGAAACAACTGAAAAAATAAAAGGAAGCCTTTCAAGTAACGCATCAGGACAGCAGATTGCTACAGTACCCTCAGGAAGTGGATTTAAAGATGTAAATACATTTACAGATGCTGGGAAGTATCGTGAAAAGATAGTATTAGAAAAACAAACAACTATATCTGACGTAGAAGGAACTCCTATTGAACTTTCCAAAGTAGTACCAGACTCAGGTAATATAGGGAATGATGGCAAACAGAAGTACAAAGCAACAAAAACATATACTGGAGCAGATACAAAGAGTAATATAAGATCTGCTTTAACAGGAAGTACACTACCAACTGGAGGAACTGTTCCTACAAACTCGATAAGGCATGAGTATTCGTCTATTGCAGCTGCAAGCGAAGTAGCTAAAAAGAACCATAAATCACAACACAATCCACAATTAGGTAGAACCTATGGAGAGGGTGATACATACTCACAAGAGCAAGCAAAAAGGCAAGTAGACCCAAGCAAGCCAAGTAGAGATGTAGTTAAAGAACGTAGAGTAGGATTAGGAGATCAAGGACTAACATCAAAAGCTAAAGTACCTTACTGGACACCAGCACAACCACTAGAACTTGATCAAGTAAATATGCTTGATGTGGGCGATAGACAGGATGCAGCAGGCAATGCAAGAGACATGGCAAAGTTCTATTTCGAGATAATAACACCAGAAGAATCGAAATTTCTATACTTTAGAGCACATATAAAAAGCTTAGATGATACTTTTAATGCAGATTGGCAAGCACGTAAGTATAATGGTAGAGCAGAAAATTTTTATACTTATGGTGGGTTTGACAGAGATATTTCACTATCTTTTACAATAGCAGCTGCAACAAGAACAGAAATGAGACCACTGTATAGAAAAATGGTATATCTAGCATCAGTTACAGCACCAACATACGGAGAAGCAGGACTAATGAGAGGAACGCTTGCTAGAATGACAGTTGGGTCGTATCTTGATCAAATACCAGGAGTAATAACTTCTGTAAAATACAATCTAGTGGATGGAGCACCTTGGGAGATAGCAATGGGACAACCAGAAGGAGTTGAGACGGATGTACAAGTTTTACCAATGGTAATGGATTGTAGTATTTCATTTAAACCAATTCACGACTTTGCACCACGAACAGGATTTCATCACTATTTTACAAATGCAAGTGAAGGAGTTAAATTTTTCGAAAAAGGAGAAGTAGCATAATAATATGGCAAATAGATACAGAGATACAAAACGTTTAAAAACATCAGATGGGATAGAATACATAACCAATTCAATATACCCAGACATTCCATTATCTGATCAGGACTACTATGTAATTTCTACAGGAGGTGATAGATATGATAATCTAGCACAACAGTTTTATAGTGACCACACTTTATGGTGGATTATCGCAATGGCAAATAATTCAGAAAGAGCATCACTAATTGTGGAGCCAGGAATACAATTAAGAATACCAGCAGACAAAGATAGAATTTTACAATTATACAGAGATATAAATAAATCAAGGTAATGGCAAGACCACCAGTTTCAAAAGGAGTTGCACAGCAAATAGCAGCTCGTAAAGCAGTTATAGAAAAAACGGCAAATAGAACGCCAGATGATCTGCTATACTTAAATTCCAAAACAGGATGGATTAAAATGCAATCCTCTGTTAATACTTTGACTAATGACGATATTGCTAGATTAGCAGCTGGAGAAGATCCTATAAATATAATAGGAAGTCCAATAACAGCAGGATATAATGTACTTATGGGAGGACTTCTTAGACCTGATAGAGGTTTAAGAGAAGGAATTGATATAAAGCCTACTGATGCAGTAACTGGAGTTATCAGCAACTATGCTTACCAAAATAGAGCACAAAGTACAGGAATACGTCCTATGCCAGGTATTACCTCTATGAACGTTAAATCAAAAAATACTTACGGAACCTTACGAGAAGCAGAAGTAGCATTCTCAGTATGGACATTAGAGGATTTTGAATTAATGGAGCAAGTATACCTAAGACCAGGATTTACAATGCTACTAGAGTGGGGACATTCAATGTACATAGATAATGATGGAAAGCTTAGTACAGAAGTAGAAACAATAGGAAACCGCTTCTACAGACCAGGAGTAACAACGGAACAGATACTTAATGATATAGCAGATCTTAGACAAAAAAGTTCATATAACTATGAAGGTATGATAGGATATGTTAAAAACTTTTCATGGAGCTATACTGCAGATGGAGGATACTCTTGTACAGTTAGTATAATATCTATGGGAGAAATAATTGAATCAATAAAATTAAGATTTGATCCACGTCTAAGAGTCAAGGACAAAACATTATTTGACGATCCAAAGTCAGAAGAAGGAAAGGAACAGCTTAAGAGTATGTACCATTACTTGGTAAGTAAAATAGCACCACTCACCTCTTCAAGCACTTTTAACAAAGCAGATTTACAAGCAAAAGCAGGAGATGTTGTTGCTGATCTAGAGGATTTTACAGGATACTATAGTGATGTTGAGTTAGATGATAGTTGGTTTTGGGATACAAGTACACCAATGCATTGGATATCCCTTAGAACATTCCTAGATATATTTAACAAATGCATAGCACCAGTAGACAGAACTAAGCTAAAGGATTTGAAAGGTAGAACTTTAACAAGATTTAATATAGATTACGAATACTCAGATAAATTTCTAACAAGTGATGAGCACTTTTCAATAGATCCAACAGTATGTGTATTAATAAAACCAGCCAAAATTGGAGATAGAACCTTACTTATAGAGCCAGTTCATACTAGTGGAGGGACTATTAAAGGTACACTTGACGATATATTGAATATTTACATATCAATACCATTTATAAAAACAACTCTTAATGCTGCTTTAGACAAAGATGGACATTTAGATAAAAGTATGTACGACATACTAACAACTCTACTTGAAGGAATAAATACGGCTCTTGGAGGAATAAACGATATTCAAATATCTTATAACGACGAATTAGATGGAGGAAGCCATACACTAATTGATATAAATAATACACCAGCAAATAACCCAGACAATCCAGTATTTACTTTAGCAGGAATTGGAAGTGTATTTACGGACATAGGTATTAGTAGTAAACTGTCAAATGAAATAGCTTCACAAATATCAATAGCAGCACAAGCAAGTGCTAAGAATACTACCACAAATGTAGAGAATATACTACGATGGAATTCAAATAGTATTGATAGACTGAAAGTAACAAAAAACGATGACACGAACGAGACAAACAATGCAGTACAGGATGCCGCAGATCTAGCAGAGAGAACTGAAGAATGGTTAAAAAACGTAGTAGATACCTTTGACGACTTTAATGGATCAGGTTATAAGAAAGACGACATGGAAGCTGTAAAGACTATGCATGCAGAATGGACAGTTACTAATGTACTAAAAAAGGGGAGAATTCAAAAAAGACTACCACTACCAGAACCAATCCCAGTAGAACTTTCATTTAAGTTAGATGGAATAGGTGGATTAAAGGTAGCAGAAACATTTACAATTGCAGATGGAATTCTTCCAAGACTATATCAAAATAGATTTGGATATATAATAACAGGACTTGAACATACTATAGGAGTAGATAACAAATGGGAAACATCTGTCACTACTCAATTTTACTTAGTGGAACTACCAACCGATGCAGAAGTTGCAGCAGCAGGTGCTCCACCAGCATACTCAGCAGCATTTCTAGCCACACAAGCTAATCAAGTCCCAACAGCCACAGGATTTAGTATAAGTAAAGGAGGGTCAACAAGGGTGATAGAGGGAATAACTTATAAAAATGGACAACTACCACCAAACAAGCTAGTAGCAATTGCAAATCAAGCTAAATATAAAGGAGATCTAAGTAGTGATGGTGGACGAATAAGATTGTACCCGAAAGCAGCAAGTGCATTGAACGATCTTCTTGCAGCAGCAACGAGAAGTAAGATTACATTAAAAATAAACTCTGCCTACAGAACAGTACCGGATCAAGTAATAACATTTAAAAACAATTGTACTAATCCTGCAGATAGCATGCAAAGGTGCAAACCAAAACCAGGAGAAGGACCAGCAGCAATACCGGGAACATCCAATCATGGATTTGGATTAGCAGTTGACTTTGCAAATAGGAATCATACAAAAATGAACACTTCAATGCGAGAGTATGCTTGGCTAGCTTTTAACGCAGCACAATACGGATTCAGAAGAATAGCATCAGAGGCATGGCATTGGGAATACCAGATATAATAAAACAATAAAATGGCAAAAACACCACCACCACCTTCTCCAAAAGGAGTATACTATCCAAAATCAAAATATAGCAAAGCAAAATCAGCTGGACAGGGTGAATTTATTACAAAAGTAAAAAAAGAGGACTATAAAGGATTTTATGTAAAAACTTTTGATAAAAAATACTTTGCTGGAAAATCTCCATTAGAGACGGGTATAGAATTGGAAAAAGTTTCGAATCACAATAAAGATCATAATGAGATATATGTTTTAGGGTTAGGAATACTAGGAGCAGCTATAGCAGGGTTTTTTAGAAAGAAACCAACAAAATCAGAAAAAGAAAGTGGAGTAGCAAAAAGGTATTTTGTACAAGACCTAAACAATAATAAGATAGTAGAAACAGACAAACCTACATACGCTCAGACAAAATTAACTACACCAAATAGATTTTTTGCAGAAGTTGACTGGATTATAAAAGGACCAGCCAAAGATATGATGTTTGGAAACTATCCATTTGAAGGAGCAGAATCTAAAAACAAAAAAACAATTCAAGCACTAGAAAAAACTATGCCAGGAATTTCAACCTTT